TGTACCTGAAAAAGAACCACCTGCACCTATAGATACAGTGTATGTGGTGCCTGTAGTCATTGTTATAGGGTTACCACTATTTTCTGCACTTGTAGCACCACCAGAATTTGAACCAAAATTAGTTCTTAAACCACCTGCACCACCTCCTGATAATTGACCACCACCCCCACCTGCAACAACAAGATAACTTACAAGTAAATCAGGTGTAACAGTTGGTGTAATGTGTAATAATCTTCTACCTAATGTCATAATTATGGTGTTGGGTCACTAGCATATTGAGCAACTGAATAGGCAAATACTGCATCTGCACCATCTGCTAAACATTCTACCTGTAGTATACTTGTGGCTGAACCATCATAATCTACACCACCTACTTTTAAAAATGCTTCACTATTACCTGCATCACTATCTAGTGTTATTGTTTGTGAACCTGATATATTATATATTGATAAAACTTGACCTGCTTTAAAACCTGTAAAGTCAAATTCTATACCACCTGTCAAAGCACTATTCATTTTATATACTGCTGCTGCTGACCAGTCTACTGAAGTTGCATCTTGTGTATTTGAAATTGTGCCTACTGCTGTGTATCTGTTTTCAATCATTGAATGTTCAACAGAATCTGCTTGTATTGTTGTTGCTCCGTTTGCTGCAATTGCAACATCACCTGATACAGCAACATTACCAAAATCAGAACCATCACCTATTAATATATGTGCGCTTGTAGCAGCTAATGAATCATCTAAAATGCTAATCTTTGCTGGTGTAACTGCATCGTTAGCAATCTTACCTGTAGCAACACCTAAGTCTTTTATTCTTACAGCACCACTACCATTTGTAGCAGATAATTCTATAGTAGAATCATCTACAGTAACTTCTATTTCATCTGCACTAGATGTAATACCATCACCACCAACTACATTAAGCACTGGATCACCTGAGTCTAAAGAAGTTCCTGTAAGACCATCACCAGCACCAATACTATCTAAATCTGCTGATACTGCTAAATCTATCGTTCCGTCACTATCTTCGTAAGTAGCTGTAATATTTGTTTCTGTGTTGCCTGTAAACATAGCACCAACGATGTCTTGTACTGATTCTGCAAAAGTTGGTGTACCTGTAGATAAATCTAATGCATCTGTATAACTATCTAAAACATCTGATGCGTTTGTAGATATACCGTATATTTCATACATCATTTTACGAACATTTATAAAAGCTTCTCGTAAAGTTGCACCGTCATTTGAGTTTGCTGCTGTTCCTACATTTATATTTATTGCTGCCATAATTAATAATTTGTTCTATCTATTGTTTCTAATGTTGTATCTATTTTAATCTTAACAGTTGATATAAATAAATCAATTTGTTCTGTTATAAAAGCATAAGCTTTATTAAAGCCCAAAAATATTATTGCTGGTAAATTTCCCCACCAACTTGTTTCATAAACTTTACCGTAGCTCATTGTTATTCTTTTTAAGATAACCTGAAAGTCTTATTTCGTTCTTCTGTTTTGGTTTATATTGTCCAATTTTTTTTCTTTTCTTCACAATACCCAACCAGCAAAATTAGAATCCTTGTCAGGATATATTTCTTCATTTTGATTTGTATAATACTCAGGGTACTTAGATGCAGCATTAAAACTCATAAAATCTATAAATCTATTTGTATAATATTCTGCATAATCTCTTTCTTTTGCAATCAGTGTGTCTATTTCACTTTTTTCTACTGTTTGACTGTTTTCACTTTCGTGTTTAAATACACCACCATTAGATATAGTATAAGCAGCAAAAGGCAAATATTCTGCCATAGCATAGTGTATAAGCATATCTTGTATGAAATCGTTTACTAATGTTAAATAATCTCCTGATAAACTACCAGCAACAATATCTGCACTAATTTTATCATATAAATCTGTACCTAAATAATTTCTAACGTGAATCTCTTGTGCTAGTTTTATAAAGTGTATAAATTTATCTGTATCTACAGAACCACTTATAGCAGTGTTTTTTACCAGGTCTTCTCTTTTTATAAATAGTGCTGTTGCCATTATTCTTCAGATTGTTCGTTTATTTCCTCTTCTCTTTCTATATCATCTTTTTTAACACCTGTTTCTTTTTCTACTTCTGCATCTGATATTGCATTGGTCAGATCAGTAAATTCTAAAGGTTGTAATGTTTTAAAGTATAGATCTAAATCAATATTATTATATTCTAATATTTTTTGTAGTTCATCTATTATAGTTACTTGCATTGGTCTTATAACCGTATTGTCCATAAGTATAGATGCTGTTTCTAATTCTTGGGCATTATTACCTAGACCAGTTTTATCTTTAATACCTACAAGCATTGGCGATACTATTCTATGTGAAACCATAACCTTAGTCATAGATTCATTTGCTAGAAACTCATACTGCTGGTAAGCATCAGGAATAGTTACTGGTTCAATACTTGCAGCTAATTCTTTGCTGTCGTTAAATGCCAATATAAATTTACCAGCATTAGATGAACCACTAAACTTTTCGTATATAGCTCTTTCTATTTCGTCTCTTTGTTCTTTGTTAGGTGTGCCATTATTGAAGTTAATTAACATACTTGGCTGCAAACCGTTTTGTATATTATTTATATGATAGTTACCTATTTCTTCTTCTAGTTCTGCATATTGTAAACCACCTTGATAATCTACTGGTGAATAGTAATAGAATCCTGCCTTGTATGGGCGAATATAAAGTATCTCTATGCCATCTTTAGACATTCCGAATGCTGAGATACGTTTTGGCTGATCATCTTTCCTTATATCCTTCCATTTGGGGTGATAGTAGTATGCCATTACTTTACCATCTGTAGCTTTCTCAGCTCTTAGTGTTTCAATAGGTATATGTTCTACCTCAAATACCTTTGTTCTATCTTTTGTATAAATTACCTGGACTGCTGCTTGACCCATCATTTTATAGTCATAGCATACTTTCTTCATACACTCTTTACTAAACAAGGTTCTCATTTGCTCGTAAGCTTCAGGTTTTTCTTTACTATCGGAAGCATCCAGTCCTCTACCATATATCATTTCAGATATACCATTTATTGCTGCATTGTTTGTAGCAGAACCGTTGTATCTATCAATTAGGTATTGAAAGTATTGGTTGTCATCACCATATTCTATATATTCTTTTCTAGGATTCTCTACTACTTGTGGAGACGTATATGAAGAAAGATTGATAACGTGAACTGAATCTTTTGCCACTATATTTACATTCTTAGCTTTATTTCTATTTCTTGCCATATTAATCTAATACTATAAAATCATTATCGTAATTATCTTGAGTTACATATTCTCCACTATTAATAAAGTATTTATCAAGTGCTGTTTGATCTGTACAGAATATTAGTCCTCTGTATATTTCTGTTGTGCCATCTTTAACTCTAAACAAATATTGTCTACCTTCTTTTAGTGCAAAGCTACCAGTTAGCTTCATATAACCACCATCATCTGCTTTAGTAACAGTAACACTAGATGTAGTCCTTTTCTCTTTATCTGTAAGTGATAAAGTGGGTGAAGTGGCATCTGCTCTAGATATAAACTTTAAGAATTGATTATCTGTTGATGTTGTTAAAATATGCATACCTAAATAACTGTATCATCTCCGTTTGTTTTTAGGCATAAAAAAAGGGTATATAAATATACCCCTTTTTATTAATAAAACAAAGAATCCTTATACTTGTACTGGTGTACCAATAGTCGTATTGTCTCCTGATAAACCTGAGAACGTCAATGGATAATTGTTTACAGTAGGTGCTCCTACAGTACAGAAGTTTGGTGGAGTGCTTTCTTGTGCAACGAATGTATAATTGTATCCGTTGAAATCACCAAGTGCATTTCCAGTACTTACTGTACCTTCTGTTAAATCAGCACCATTCTCTCTTCCCATCAAAAGAATATTATCATTTTTATCTCTTACGAAGATGTGTGGTCTTCCTGCAGATAAAAGTTTTAATTCTTTATGGTCTTCCTTAGTTAGTTTCTTAAGTGTAATGTTTAGTGTCTGCTCAAAAAAGACTGTACCATTTTCTCTTGAAGCTTGTACTGTCGTTTCAAAAGAATTGTTACCTTTCAGTTCGTATTTTTGTGCTGTAATAGCATTAGATGAACTACCAGTAATATCTGTTACTTCATCACTTGAACCTAGTGTAACTGTACCTAAACCACCAAAGTCAACTAAATAAATTTCCTTAATACCTGCTACTGAATCTTTACAGGCTTCGGCTCGTGATCGTGTTAAACTACAACTCATTTTATATTTAGTTTTAGGTAGAATAGTGGGCAGAATAAACTACCCACTTTCTTATTAATAATTATCTATTAGGTATAAAGTACTATCTCGCTACCAATTCCGTGCTGGATACCAGCAGTAAATCTCATTACGACTCTTACGTTTTGAGATCCATCAAGGTCTGCCATATCAATAACTTTTACTTCATTGTGATCTGATAAAAGACCAGTTCCGAAATAAAGGTTAGATTTTTGTGCAGCTACCATAATGTTTGTAGGTAGTCCTTTTGCTAGTACAATATTGATACCATCAAAAGTTAGATTTCCACCATTGAACCACTGTGTACCTTTATTATCTGTACCAGCAGCACCAATATTGCTTGAAAATCCTCCTAAAGCTCTTACATATGCTCTGTAAACATTAGATGCTACGTAGATATATAAATCTTCTTTACCATAAACAGTTTGAGGAATTGCATCAGCTACAGCACCTATTTGTGCTATAACATTTGAAGATGTAACATCCGTTGCTGTAACATCTACGACATCTGAATCTGCAGCAAGTGTTTGCTTGAATCCATCAAATTGTCCTGCTGTTCCATTTACACCATTCCAAATATTTGTTTCCATTCTTTGTGCTACTTTGTCTGCTACGTGAGCAATCAAAAAGTCAGCAAAAGATGGTGGTAAATTTGAAAATGCAGAGTATCCCATTTGGATAGCTTCCCAATCAGTTGTAAAATCTTTCTTACATAATTGTAGGTTCACTTGAAACTCTTCCATAGTAAGTACTCTTTCAGTAAGAGTAAGTGTGGAAGTAGGATCAAAGTCACAAGTAGCGTTTTTGACGATATCATCAGTAGCTACTTTCTTAAGCACCTCTTTGTGCTTTACATTTGGTTTTATTGTTATTAGCTCGTTAGCTAATGTATCACCACTAAGTAGTGCTGCCGAAATATACTTACCAGCAAATTCACCAGCATAAGTAGTAGTAATAGAAGTTGTTGTTGCCATTTTTAATTATTTTCTATGATTATTTATTTACTTATTCTTTCTAGAACTCTATCTAGTGTACTGATAGGTCTATTCGGATTTCTAAAGCTTACATTAGCTTTATTTACTTCTGTTTCAGGACTATGTTTAATAGTTTCAGCAGCAGGTTCAGCAGAAAGTTTTTCGATTTGCTCAGACATCATTTTTTTATCTTTGTATGCCACTCCGAGATCCTCGTCTACTTTCTTCATAAGCTCTGCCATTTTCGACTCTAAAGAAGATATTTTAGATTCAAATTCTTCTTGCTTAACATAACCTTCCATCAGTTGAGTTTCTTCAGCTTCTACTTCCGTAGACTCTTCAGACAGCTCACTTTCTTCAGAAGCTTCTTGTTTTACTTCTTCAGATAGTTCTTGTTTTGCTTCTTGGTTGTCTTCTTTTACTTGCTCAGATAAATTCTCTGCAACGACTTCTTCTTTGATGCCTTGAGCTAATTCATCTTCCTTAGTAAGCTTAGACAATTTCTGCAATATTTCATTTAAAATTGTTGTCGCTTTTGGAGATTCCATATTAATATATTTATAAAGTAATTTAGATAATTAATTACTTAATATTAATATGTTTCATTTTTAAGTTCCGTCTCCTGTAATGTTACCTATTCCTTGTGCTTGTAGACTGCCATCACAACACTTAGAATGGTATGTTATACCATCAGGACATAAGCATCCTCTTTTACCACCTTTAGGTGAACTTCTACTTACTGTTGCATTTTTTCTTCTACGTATCATTACTTTTTACTTTTAGGGTGTTTCTTAGGTAGCAAATCATAATCGGTAGTATACTTTGGATTTTGTGGTCTACCATTTTTAATTAAATACAAGAATGCATTGGTTCTTGCAAATGCCCACTGCGAAGCAGATCTGACCTTTGGTGACCGACTTGTATTAAATGCACCAAGTCCTCTTTGATATACACTAGCCAACATACCTACAGTTACACCATAACCTAATTTAGATTTATACTTTTCATTAAATTCATTTGCTTTCTTTTGTAATGTTGCTCTATCTTTTGCAGATACCTTAGCACCTGTTTTACCTTTGGCATTACCTTTAGCTGTACCTTTTCCTTTAGGGTTTGGGTTAGGAGTTCCTGATGCTGGTGCTTTAGGTGATTTTCTTACACCACCTTTAGGACCTACTTCTGCATACATACTTTTCTTTACACATTTACCAGTTTTATCTTTTACAAATCCTTTAGGACATTTTTGCATATCTTCTTTTATATGTTCTTTACAGGGCATATACCAATCTTTACCTTCAAAGTTATGTACGTGAAACCCTTCACATCCAATATTTTTAGCCATTTCTTCAGCTTTTTCTTTACTAGAATATGCTAGTCTATCATCTATAATTGCAAAGTCATCATCTATAACTTGACTTACCAGGTCTATCTCACCTAATTCTTTTAATTTAGATACAGACCATCTTAGACCAGCTTTACCACCCCAAGCATCATACATTAGTTTACCACATCCATCAGAATATGTTTTAGATACTTCTAGGTCTTTTTTATGTCTAGCTAAAAAGCTTCTCATTCTTTTTATAGTAGAAACAGATAATGGTGTTTTAGATGCTAGTTGTGAAGCTCTACGTTTTCCTACAGCAGTGCCACAAGAACCCCAGCCATTTTTATCTACATATTCTAATACTCTTTTAGCATTGTTTACTACACCTTGAGGATAGTCGCTATAAGATGCAAGTTCAGTTCTTTTAGATTCTATAAAGTCTTTTACTTCAAATAGTATTTCTTCTGCTTCAGATTCATCTAGTAATTCTGTACTCATTTCTACTTTATCTGTAAAATACCCTTCTATAGAAAAGCCTGAAACTAAACCTGTCTTAACATAGTTTTCCCAAACATCATCGTTGTTTACTTTCATAGAAACCATCCAAGTTCCTACAGGTAAATCCATATTGTATTTCTTAGACTTATCGTGTACTTCATCTTCTATTATCCAAGATTCTACTACAGACAAACCATTTAGTGATGCTTGATGTTCTAGTGTAGATTTATTCTGATTGCCTTTCATAAGAAATAGTTCTGATGCTTTTCTTACTGTATCTTCAGAGAAGTAAATATAATATTCATCATCTTCTGTTTGACGATATATATTTTTGTTTGGCACTAAAGCAGCACCCATTAATATTCTCTTTTCAGAATCTACTTCTGCTAATTCTATTTTATGGTCTTTTGATAAAGCAACAAACTTTTCTTCTATAGCAGGTTTGTCAACTATACTAATAGCTTCTATTCCTGCAAGTAATGCTTCATCGTCTATTATTAATTCTATAATTCTCATATTCCTGCTGTGTTATTTATATTTCTATCTAATTCTTGTTGTGATGTAATTTCTTTACCTACCACAAATGCTTTTACTGGTTTTTCTACTTGTGTTGATATACTTTGTGCTAATTGAGATGCTTGTGATGCACCTACCACATTAAAGTCAGGTGCTGTAGCTGTAATTGATGGTCTTTGTGCTGCACCACCACCTGATTGTCCTTTCTCGTTTACAGAAGTAATAGCTTTTACATTTGCTATACCACTAGCAATAGCTGCTGCTGCTGCAATAGCACCTCTTACTGGTGAGCTTTTTGTTGGTATAGGTAAAAACTGCGATTCAAAAGCTTTTTGTGCAGATAAATATGTTGAAATCAAAGCACTAGCAATAGACAAAAATTTACCTGCTTTTGTCTCTTCACCAGCAAGTTTACTAAATGCAGATAGTGCGTTTGCTGTTACATCAAGTCCTTGTATTTTTGCGTTAGCTTCTGCATCTGCTATAGCAATTCTTATTTTTGATTGCTGTTCTTCTATTTTAGTTTTTTCTAACTCTAACTTTGCCTTTTCATCTGTTTCTAATCCCCCTAAATCTAGTCTCTTTTGTATAGCTTCTTTTTCACTTTCTAAAGACATTTGATCACGCATCATTCGTACTTCATTTCTTTTACCTTCAATAGTGATAGATCTAAGGTCTTCTTCTAACTCAAAGTTTTGTCTTATAGCAGAAGCTTTTGTAAGTAGTTCTGCTGCCTTTATATTTCTTTCATTTTGTAACTGATCTATTCTTGTATCAGTTTCATTATTAATTTGTATTATAAAATCAGCTAATGACTTTTCTGCATTTTGAATTGCTGTATTTTTTTCCTGTTGAAATATTTTAATTTTTGACAATCTTCTTTGTCTTTCTTCATTTGTTATCTTATCTGTATCTAAAGAATCTTTAATCCTATCTATCTTAGATTGCAATCTGTCTTTTTGTTTTTCTTTAAAATCCTCTAATCTTATTTTTGCTTCTAGTATTCTGTTTGTGTTTAGTTGTGCAACCCTAGTTTCTTCATTCTTAATAAAACCACTTAAAGTTCTTTCTTGTGATTTTAGTATTTCTTTTTGAAAGTCTAGCTCACCAGCTTGAAATTGTACTCTTAGTGTAGAATTTTTTCCTGTATTTTTTGTTGTGCTATCTTGTATCTTGGTGTATTTCATCAAGATATTTATTTGTTCTTGGAATGTAATTTTTTCTTTGTTTAGATTTCGTATAATTTTATCTGCTAATTTAATTCTGTCTCTATCTTCTTTACTAAGAAGCCTTAGTTCTGTGTTTAAATCTCGAACAAATTTTGCTTGACCTGTAAAAGACTTTTCACTAACTTTTAATCGAATCTCATCCATTTTTACAGACAGCCTTTTAGCTTCCTCTAAAGACATATTTTCTCTCAATAATTCTGTGGTAGCATCAATTTCTGCCTGTAAAAACTTCCCTCTTAACTCTTGAATCTTTGTCCTAGCAGCATTAGCTAATGCCAACTCTAATAGTGCATCTCTAAATTTGTTAGTAGCAGTGCTTGCTTCTATAGTTTTATTTTTTAAATCTTCGGTGCTTACTCCAGCCTCTTCTAAATTCGCTATGAATTCAGGGAATTCTTTTGTAAGTTTAGATACAGCCTTTCTTTGTTCTTCTTGTGTTGAATTTACATCTTGTAGTTTGTCTATATATATTTCAAAATCACCTGCCGTAGATTCTACAGTTTTACCAGCATCTTTAAATGCTTCACCTAAAACATCTACGCCACTAATTAATTCCTTAAAGAACTTAAATATTTTTGGTCCAAATGATATTATTAATTGTAAAGCTATTAACAATCCACCTGTACCTATCAAACTTCTACCTAATTGTTCTAGCGACTTAATAAAACCACCGTTTGTTTTAGCGAAACTTTGAAATAGACTTATTACTTGAGACAAGTTATTTGCTATCGCTGTAAAACCAAAACTAGCATCAGATGCTAATCTACCAGTTTCTAATAATATAGCATTGTTTAATCCTGACTGTGCTCTGTTTTTATTTGCTGCATTTGCTGCGTTTATTTGTGCTAAAGCAAGTTCTTGTACTTGTTTTTTTGTAATCTGCCTTTGTATACTTACTTTTTGCTCTGCAACTAAAACTTCAAGTTGTTCTTTAGTTAAATTATCTATAGATTTTGCATAATCATCTGTAGCTTTTTTTATTTCCTTAATTTTACTTTTAGCTTCTCCTGACTGGAGATTTATCCTAATTAGAATTTCCTCTGCCATATCTTATTCTTTTAAGTGTTTGCTTTAGTTCTTTTATATCACTAACAGCTTTATATTTGCCTTTAGCAATATCAACATTTTCTGATACTCCGTACCAGTTGTCAGCATTTAGTAATTCTAATATCTCTTTTATCATAACTGTTCGTCAGATGTTAAATTAAGTAATTCAAGAGAAGCTTCTCCTGTAGTTAAGTTTGTGTTTATAGAATTAATCCGATACACCTTATCTTGTATCTTAAGTTGATCGTTTAATTTAAATTGTATCATAAAACTTGCAGGTAAATACGCATTGTATTTATATATTCTTTTTGCTTTGTTAAATACAGATTCTACATATGTTTTATAAAACTTCTTATACAAAGAATTTGTTGTGCCATTGTAATCTATAAGTTGATATTCGTCAACTTCATTGTCAAAGTTTATTGTATGAGCTGGTGGTCTAAATATTTTATATCCTTCACCTGAAGTAAATATATTACTTTGTAAAGATAGCTGTGTATCACTATCAACAGTTTTGACCAGAGTAGTAGTATTATCTGTAGTATTTTTTACCACATCACCTACAGCTAAAGTAGATGTAAAGTTTTGCCCTGAATCAACTAATTTATTTTCTACAGTAGATGTAGTAGTACCTGTTTCTAATGGTGATGCTTCGTTAGACCCTTCTTCGTTTGTATTAGATGGTCTAAAGTATTTAGTTAGTCCTAAATTATCTGTACCTGAAGAACCATCAGAATTATAATTTATTTTTGTGGTAATGCTTGTTTTATTTATGCCATAAAATAATAATGGCTTTGTGAGGACAGGTTCGTAATCACCTTTACTTGGTTTATCACCTACATCAATAACCCCATCTCCATCTGTATCAATTCCTTCTACAAACCTAAAATCACCTTTAGCAGAATATCCTACTTGTATTTCTGTAGCTGCTAAATTAGCATCTCCTAAATCTATCAGTCTTTCAAACTTCATATGTTCAAAGG